ATCGAACCGGCGAATGGTTTACTCCAAGCTACAACTGGTGAAAAGAATCTTGGTGATCTAGGAACACAAATAACATTGTATGTCAATTCAATCAAAATGGCATTATACGCTGTGTCTGGTATGCCAACCGAAGGATTAACAAATCTTGAATCTATAGCTAATATAGGTTTAGCATTCACAAAATTACAATCTACAGTATCTCCCGCTAATGGCTTATTACAAGCTTTAGCTGGATCTAAAGATATTGGAACACTTGGTACTCAAGTTGCTACATATGCGTATTCAATACGTGCAGCTGTTACAGCGGTCGCTGGTATATCTGCCGAAGGATTAACAAATCTTGAATCTATAGCTAATATAGGTTTGATGTTTACCAAATTACAATCTACTGTCGAACCGGCAAATGGTTTACTACAAGCTTTAGCTGGATCTAAGAGCCTTGGTAATTTCGGTTTTCAAGTAGCAACGTTTGCGTCACAATTAAAGACTGCATCAAGTTCTTTATCTGGAGAAAACGCTGTCGACATGTCTGCTATTCAGAATGCTGTAAACGCTGGTCAGATGTTATCTGCTCTTCAGAAAGCATTACCAGAAGAACATTGGTTTGATGGCAAGATGAATCTTCAGCAGTTTGGAACTAAGATTTCAGCCTTCGGCACAGCCATGAAATCATTCGGCGATTCTGTTGCTGAAGTTGATACCAGTAAGATTTCTTTATCTATAACATTAGGTAGAAGAATTGCTGCCTTTGCTAAGAGCATTGTTGATTTGGATACATCCGGAATTAGCAATTTCAATAAAGTAAAAGGTATTGGTTCTGCTATTAAAAGTTATAACAGTAAAGTTTCTGATATTGACACCGGCACTATATCCAAATCAATTACCGCAGCCAACCGACTGAAAAACTTTGTACGTGGATTATCTGGATTCGATAGTAGTTCTATAAGCAACTTCAAAGTAGCTAGTCTTGGTAAATCTATCAAATCATATAGTGATTCAGTATCCGGTTTGAACGCCGGCACAGTGTCTAGTTCAATAACAGCAGCAAATAGACTTAAATCATTCATTTCGAGTCTTGCTGGACTAGATACAAGTGGTGTATCCAAGTTCAAATCTGCTATTTCTGAATTAGGTAAGACCAATGTCAGTCAGGTAGCTTCTGCGTTTAGTAAAGGTACAAGTAAGATTACAAGCGCCGGTACTAAACTTACAAAGGCATTATCCAGCGGAATTAAGTCTAATTCAGGTGCCGTCACATCAGCAGCTACGAGCATGGTTAGTTCGATGCAGAAATCCATCACCGGTAAAGCATCAACATTTAATGCGTCCGGTAGTAAATTAGCATTGCAGTTCATTAAAGGTATATCTTCTAAAAAGAGTGGCGCAGTATCTGCGGCTAGAGCCCTTGCTACTTCAGCAGCATCTGCTTCGAAAACCGGATATGGAACAATGTACGCTAACGGCGCATATCTTGGAGCTGGGTTAATCTCAGGTGTTAACTCCAAAGTATCAGCAGCTTATTCAGCAGGTTATGCTTTAGGTAGAGCCGCAGTTCGGGGTGAAAAAGATGGTCAGCATTCGAATTCACCGTCTAAAGATACCATTAAAGCAGGTAAATGGCTTGGCGAAGGTCTTGTTATAGGTACTCAATCCATGACTAGGAAAGTGTCTAAAGCTGGGCGTAGTATGGGTGAAATGGCTACACAATCAATTTCATCTGCAATTTCATCTGCTGCAAATCTAGTTGATATGGGTATCAATTCCACACCGACGATTCGTCCAGTGGTCGATTTATCTGATGTAAAAGATCAGGCTGCGACCATAGGAAGTTTGTTTAGCAATCCTATGGTTTCACCAACATCTAACATCAGGGCGATTAAGACATTGATGGATGAAAACAGTCAAAATGGAAATATTGATGATGTGGTTTCTGCTATCAATAAGCTTCGAAAAGATATGAGTAACGTTGGCAATACTTATAATAGTATTAATGGTGTTACTTATGACGACGGAAGTGGTATTTCAGATGCTGTTGAAACTATATTCAGAGCAGCCAGAATAGAAAGGAGGCGATAAGTTTGGCTGATGATATTTATACTGTAGTTCTAGGCGATACTTTATCGGAGATCGCTTGGAAATTCAATTCTACATATAATTATGGTTCTAATGCTATGGCAGCAGCCCAACGTTTAGGTGCGATAAATGATATTGAGAACATAGATAAGTTATTTATCGGTCAGACTTTATCGCTCAAAAATACAAAAGGCAAAAAGATTAAGAAAAAGAAGAATAATTCTTTAACACCAAAAATAAGTCGAATGGGTATTCAGTCAAACTCTGAAAATACAGTATTCGCTACTTGGCGATTTACTAGATCCCATGTAAAAGAATACCGATGTGTATGGTATTATTCTACTGGCGATGGTGTTTGGTTTGTTGGCTCAGATTCAACAGAAACTAGAAAACAGTCAACATATAATCCACCATCTAATGCTACCAGCGTTAAGTTTAACGTCAAACCAATTTCCAAGACCCATAAGGTTACAACAACCAAAAAAGTTAAAGGAAAGAAAAAGAAGACAACCAAAGATGTACATTATTGGACTGGTAAATGGTCAAAAGACAAAATAGTTCAATTCAGTAAAAGTCAGAAACCAGACCAACCATCTGTGCCATCACTTGAGATGAATAAGTACAAATTAACAGCTAAAGTTGAAAACTTAGATACCAGTGTTAACAAACCAACAAAGATTGAGTTCTATGTTGTAAAGAATAACGGTGGTAAAGTATTTAAACAGGATAAAGCTAATGTTGTTCAAAGAACAGCTTCTTATTCGTGGAATGTTGATGCTGGAGGAAAGTATAAAGTTAAATGTCGAGCTATTCGTGAGATATATAAAAACAAGAAAGTTGTTAGCACTTTATACAGTGATTGGTCTGATTTCTCCTCTGAAGTAACGACTATACCTAATGCACCAAAATCCATAACATCTTTGGAAGCGACTTCCACCACAGAAATTAAATGTGTATGGTCTACAGTGTCAAATGTCACCGGATATGAAGTAGAGTATACGATCAATAAAGCATACTTTAATACAAATTCGGAGCAAGTTTCAAGTAAGACTATAGAGGTCGGTACTACAGCAATTATTTCTGGTCTTGATAATGGTGATGAATATTTCTTCAGAGTAAGAGCTGTAAACGAGCAAGGAAAATCGGGATGGACTCCTATAAAATCTTGTAAAGTTGGTCAGAAACCAGCAGCACCGACAACTTGGTCATCATCAACAACAGCGATTGTCGGCGAGAAAGTAATTTTATATTGGGTACACAATACTAACGACGGATCTAAAGCAACAAAAGCTGATTTAGAATTACGTGTAAATGGTGTTGATAAGAGTCCAAAAGATTTTACTTATACGCCTAAAGATGAGGACGAAGAAACAACATATCAATACACAATTGATACGAATGCATATAGTGATGGGGCTACAATTCAATGGAGAGTTAGAACTGCTGGTGTTACTGGAGTGTATGGCGATTGGTCAGTTCAGAGAACTATTGATATTTATGCTCCGCCGACACTTGAATTACATCTAACAAACACTAACGACGAGGATATTGAAGCATTATCGTCTTTTCCTTTGTATGTTAAAGGTATACCTGGACCACAGTCTCAATCCCCTATCGGATACCATCTAACCGTTGTATCTACGGAAGATTACGAGACTGAAGATCAGATAGGTAATGAGAAATTTGTGAGTGCGAATGAGGAAGTATATTCTAAATTCTTCGATATAAAGACTCAATTACTCGCTGAATTATCTGCGAATAATATTGATTTAGAAAATGGCAAGACATACAAAGTTCATTGTATCGTCACTATGAATTCCGGGTTAACTGCTGAAGCTGAATTAGAATTTACTGTTGACTGGGTTGAAGAAGAATATGGTCCAGATGCTGAGATCATCTATAACGAAGATACTTATTCGTGTTCGATAAGGCCATATTGTTTCACCACTCCTGATGAATATTTTCCAGACGAAGAAACACCAGAAACAACAGCCGAAGAAATTACAGAGACTCCATCTGATTCTGATGATGAAGAGACTCCTGAAATATTAGTAGAAGGCGTAACGCTTGGCGTTTATCGTCGAGATTATAACGGCGAATTTATCGAGATAGCGACGAATCTTGACAACACAAGTAATATATATGTTACCGATCCGCATCCAGCATTGGATTACGGTAGGTATCGTATTGTCGTTACCTCGAAAGCTACTGGCGCAGTTAGCTATGTAGATCTCCCAGGCTATCCGATATCGGAATCTTCTGTGATTATTCAGTGGAATGAATCATGGAGTAATCTTATCACATCTGAAATTAATGTTGATGAGATTCCCGACGAACCAACATGGAGTGGATCGAGAGTAATTCTTCCGTATAATATTGACGTATCCGACAAGAATGATATAGATGTATCCCTTGTGAAATACGTTGGTAGGAAGAGGCCAGTAAGTTATTACGGTACTCAGTTGGGTGAGACAGCATCATGGAAGGTTGAAATACCTAAAAACGATGAGGAGACTTTGTATGCTTTAAGACGTTTAGCGGTTTGGACTGGAGATGTGTATGTACGTGAACCATCTGGAACTGGTTATTGGGCAAACATATCTGTCTCTATGAGTCAGACACATCGTCAGTTAACAATACCAGTAACACTTGAAATTACGAGAGTTGAAGGAGGTGTTTGATATGCCTAATTGGGGTGAATCAATGCAACAAACCTTCGAGTATTATACGGTTGACCCAGGAACATGGCGAGACGATCAAAGAACAACAACAATTACAAAGAGCACTATAGAACGTGATAGTGACTCTGAGACACTCGGCTCGGCTTCTATTGAGGCCACCGAGTCTCTTGGTGAATGTTATGTTCGTATTTACCTTATAACAATTCAAAATGGAAAAAGAGAGAAGCATCCGTTGGGAACATTTCTTGTCCAGACTCCGTCTACATCGTTTGATGGTAAGGTTAAGAAAATTACAATGGACGCTTATACTCCGTTATTGGAACTTAAAGAGAATCCGCCTCCACTCGGATATTCAATACTAAAGAATGCGAATGTTATGGAGAACGCATATATTATTTCTCGAGAGCATATGAGAGCGCCTGTCGTAAAGACAACTAACTCTGAGAAATTATATAGTGATTTTGTTGCTAACACAGACGACACATGGTTAACATTTGTATCTGACCTGATAGCAAATGCTAAGTACAGTCTTGGTTTAGATGAACTGAGTAGACTTATATTTGTCCCAGATCAGGATATTGAATCACTTCAGCCGGTATGGACTTATGATGATGGAAACAGTTCGATATTGTATCCAGACATATCTATGGATCATGATTTGTACGGCGTACCGAATATCGTTGAAGTAGTGTATTCCGGTAATGGCGCTAACTATAACATTCGAGTGGAGAATAACGACGAAAATAGTCCAACGTCAATAATCAATAGAGGACGAGAGATAATTTATCGAGACACCGATCCAGATTTAACTGGTGTTCCGACAAAGGCTCAACTTGAAGAATATGCCAAAAGACTTCTCAAGAGTCTATCCTCGGTCGAGTACACAATTTCATATTCACATGGCTATTGTCCTGTTCGACTTGGAGACTGTGTTCGACTTAATTATGAACGAGCTGGTATGAACGGCATTAAAGCTAAAGTAATAAAGCAGTCTATTGATTGTTCGTCTGGATGCAAAGTAACTGAAACTGCAAAATTTACAGCAAAATTATGGGGGTGATGAATTATGAATCTATCTAGTGATCTGGTGGCTAAGTTCGTCGATGTCATGAAACAAGATAGTAAACGAGACACCGGAAGCATTGGACCCATTTATGGAACAATCGTAGAATATGGTGGTTCTAGGTATGTTAAACTGGATGGTTCTGATTCTTTAACCCCTATTGTGTCGGCAGTTGATGCTAAGCCTGGGGAAAGAGTTCTCGTTAATATCTTAAAACATTCTGCCACGGTTATTGGTAATGTATCTTCTCCGGCAGCCAGAACAGATAGTGTTAAAGAGGTTGCTGACAAGGTTACTACTGTTGAAATAATCGTAGCAGATAAAGCAGATGTTAAAGATCTTCAGGCTCAGACTGGTAGGATTGATACTTTAGTTTCTGAGAACGTAACAATTCGAGAAAAGATCACGGCCAGTGAGGGCGAGATTGCTGATCTAAAATCGACGAATGTAACAATTACCGGGAAGCTTACTGCGGCAGAAGGCGAAATCCAGCAGTTAAAAACTGATAAGCTAGATGCCTCCACTGCTGAGATTACTTATGCGACAATTACTAATCTTAACGCTACGAACGCTCAGATTAATAATCTGTCGGCCACATATGGCAAGTTTGTTGACCTTACGACCGATAAATTTGAGGCTGTTGACGCTAGTGTTAAGAATCTTCAAGCAGAAGATGTAACTATCAAAGGACGATTGGATGCTAACGAAGCTGACATTAATGTGCTCAATGCAAACAAAGCTAACATAGACGATCTTAATGCAGCTACAGCTAGGATTAGTACCCTTGAAGCAGGTAAGATTACAACAGATGAACTCATTGCTAAGAAGGCTGATATTGACCTTGCTAACGTTAATAACGCTTGGATTCAAAATGGAATTATTAAAGATGGTTCTATTGGAGAAGCCGCTATTCACGAAGGTGCTATTACGAACGCTAAGATTGCTGACGCTACTATTGAAGCAGCGAAGATTAAGTCCATCAATGCCGACACAATTACTGCGGGAACAATTAAGACTGATCGACTCGTAATTACGGGTCCAGATGGTCAAGACTCAATTGTTAAGGCTATTAACATAGCGAATGGTGTATCTGAGGCTGACGTAAATAGTCAGAAGATTCAGGCAGCTTCAATTGATGTTGTGGACTTATCTGCACTCAAGGCTACGATTGCTGGCTTTGATATGAACGGTAATGCTATTTATAGCGGTAAGGAATCCATTAAAGACCCTAATAGTGGGGTTTATATTTCTACCACTGGTATTGGGATGGGTGATGGTGCACTTACTGGTAAGGATGAATCTCCACTACAGGCTTATGCTGACGGAAGTTTCAAACTTACTGGTAAGAATTCATCGTTCGATTTTAATACTGTAACCGGTGAATTAAATATTGAGGCATCTAGCCTAAAAATCTCATCAAAGAGCGTTGCTACAAAAGATGATGTAGACGAGGTTCGAGATGAGATTACGACACTTATGACACTAAACTCAACAAGAGGAGTAACATTCAAAAACAACAAAGTATCTACTGTCTTGTATATTACGATATACCACGGTAAACAGCGTATAACCGACGCAGCAACGATGAAAGAAGTTTATGGCGAAAACGCGTATCTTCAGTGGAAATGGTTGCGCTTAGATGAGGCTGAATACGGTATTATATCTTCCTCTGATTCAAGATTTAGAGACGATGGATTTAAGTTTGTATTATCACCGGATGACGTAGATGCTCAAGTTTCATTTGAATGTGAATTAATAACTGACGATTAAGGAGGAAAATAATATGGCTATTAAAGCTACTGCTCAAACAACTATTATTGACGTAACCGACGCGTATTCGGTCATGCTTACAAGTGAGGCATATACATTTGTTGGTGGAACTGGTGGAGTTGGATCAGGACAGACTTGTGCAACAGAAGCTGTCGCATACTGTGGTACAAATCAGTGTGCTTCTGTATCAGTAAACGCGGCGGACATCGTTTGTCCAACGGGAATTACAGCTACTGTAGAAAATAGTGGTACATCAAAAGTTAAAATCACATTCAAAACAACAGCCACAGTAAATGCAGCATGCGAAGCAACAATTCCTGTCGTAGTTGATGGAATTACAATGAATAAGAAATTCTCATTCGCTGTTGCTAGAACAGGTAATACTGGAGCAACTGGTAAAGGTATTAAAGGAACTCCTGTGGCTGAATATGTTGGTTCTGCGTCTAATACAACCGTACCAACAAGCGGATGGTCTACAACTATCCCGAGTGTAACTCAGGGGCAGTATTTATGGACAAGGGTTACTACAACCTATACTGATAACACCACATCAGTAAGTTACTCTGTAGCTAAACAGGGTTCAACGGGAGCTACCGGTACAGTTGGTTCTCAGTGGTATTCAGGCACTGGTATCACTGGTACATCTACAACAGCAACGGCATTCACTGGCTCAGGTGTAGCCAATGCCCGTGTAAACGATATGTATCTTAACACATCAACTGGTTATACATATAAATGTACGGTTGGGGGTAATGCTCAGACAGCTAAATGGGTTTATGCCGGAAGCATCAAAGGTAATCAGGGAGATAAAGGAAATACTGGCGCAACAGGTAATGGTATTTCCAAAGCTGATATTACATATGCAGCATCATCCTCAAACACCTCAGCACCAACAAGTGGATGGCAGTCTACACCACCGTCAGTATCAGCGGGTCAGTATCTCTGGACAAAGACTGTATTTACTTATACAAACGGTGGAACTGCAACCCAATACAGTGTTGCCAAACAGGGAGCAACCGGTGCCGCCGGAGCAGACGCATTAACAGGTACAATCACGTTATCTAACGGTAATATATTCAAAAACAATACAGGATCTACAGTCCTTACAGCTCATGTATGGAAAGGATCTGTAGAACAGACTATTACAGATGCGGGTGTTTGTGGATCTCTCGGTTCGGTTAAATGGTACAAAGTTGGATCTGATACTGCTATCGCCACAGCTAAGTCCATTACCGTTTCGGCAGGCGATGTAACAAATACTGCGTCATATTATTTCCAGCTTGAGGGTTGATAAGGGGGGTGTTAGTCTATGGCTGTAAAAGTTAGATGTAGTGTAACATTATATAAAGTCATAGACATTGACAAGGTAACCCGGTATTACTTACTTCAATCTTCAACTTTAGCGGCTCCGTCCAAACCAGCAGATGGTGCTGCTATTAGTAGTAAGTGGAGTAAGACTGAGCCGTCATATACCTCTGGCTCTACTATGACTTTATATTCTGTTGATCAGACAGTTATGAGCAATGGAGCGATTAAGTATTCTGAAGTCTCTAAATCTAGCAGCTATGAAGCAGCTAAGGAGGCTTATAATTTAGCCAATACTGCAAACAACACAGTGAATGGATTAAAAACTCGTGTTGACGATGCTTATACTGAAATCGAAAGCAATAAGACTGAAATCTCATTAAAAGCATCGCAAACTGAGGTTGCCACCCTTTCGAATAACTTAAACGCATACATAGATTCATCCACTACAATGATTCAAAACATCAACGGTTGGCGGTTTAACTTTAATAAGTTAATTAGAACTGATGAAGCTGATGTAGCTAATCATACTGATTACATCACACTTCAAAATGGAGATATTATCTTAGGTGAATCTGCTAGCGATTTGAAACTTAAAATTGGTAATGATGCGATTCAGTTTAAAGGAACTAACGACGAAGAAGTTACCCCAGATCCGGATGCAACAGCATGGATCACAGGTCAGAAGTTTAATATTAACGAAGGAGAAATTCACACCACACTTAAAGTAGGTAACCTTCAATTTACCCCTAGACCTAATGGTAATTTCAGTTTAACGATTGTTTAAAAAAAGAGGTACATATTATGAAAAAGAAAAGTATTATCACGTTATTATTAACATTTCTCTTAGCATTGTCAATCATTCCAGCGAATGCCAACGCTAAAGAAACGACAAGACGCACAACTGAATGGCGACAGGAATATAAGAATTTCCTTAATTCTCGTTTTCATAAGCAGATTAAACTTAAGTTAACACATAATTATATTGGTGTTGGATCACGAAAGTTTAATTATAAATGGAACGGTGTTAAGGGTGCAACTAAGTATAAAGTTCAGTTAAGTGGAAATAAGAAATTTAAGGGTTGCAGTACCGAATATGTAACCGGTACAAACTATGGCTATTGGCTCGGTGGCGGAGTGGGCTTTTATGATCGAGTAGCTCATATTGATTGGTATGTCCGAGTTAAACCGGTGTTTGGTAAATACGAAGGACGATGGAGTAAAGCACTGTTTGTACCAGGCGATCTTAATAAATAATCAATTAATACAAAAGGCTCCTCCTTGTATGTGAGGGGGTCTTTTTTTAAATTTGAAAGGGGGGTCAAAATGGCTAGTGATGGTTATTATGCTTTATACGATTATCCAAAAGAAATGACAACAGATACCGCCGGAACATTTAAAATGTCTAAGATAGATATGACAACGAATGATGTCACATATTCTTTTAAATACGATTTTATATGCGATGGAGTAACAACATCAAAAACAGTAGCCACAGGACTTACAGCTACCCAATATACTTGGACACCTACGACAGCAACTTTTGCGCCATTAATGACGAAGAGTGACCAAGGAACACTTAAGGTCGCTATTGAAAGTAGTAATGGACGTAGAACGACTTACTACGCGACCATTTCACTTAAATTAAAAGCATCTATTAAGCCATCTAGTACATTTCAATATGTTGGTGATACAGGGTTTAATAATAAAGCAATTGCCGGTATTACTTCATTTACATTTACAATCAACGTTCCAGGATTATATGGTGCTAGTCAGACAGTGAAATTTACTATTAAAGATACCGATTATGTACAAAACGTACCAGCAGTATCTGGAACGACAAATACAGCGGTTACATTCGATGTCGGTACATTTTCCTGCAATGATCCAACGGCAATGTATACACGATGGTTCTTTAAAATAGAAATTACTGATAGTCGCGGTCGCTCAGATTCACGAACGGATTGGGTAACTATATATCCTTATTCGCCTCCTGATGTGGTTGCTACTGTAGACAGGAATGCTGATGAAAAACCGGTATTAACATTTACACCTTCATATCAAGCTACTGTAGCTGGTGCGACAAACTCTCTAACTATATTTTGGGCGAGATGTAATGTTGACGGAGAAGTCTATGAAACTGACTTAAAAGGTAAGACCTCGCCACAAGTATTGGTCGGTACGTATGATCTGTCAAAAGCATATCAATTCACTATTGCTATTAAGGATTCAGTTAGACCGTCGGCTATTATCAAAAGAGTTATCTTACCAAGTACAATACCGGTAATGGATATTGGAGCTGATGGCAAGACTGTTACGTTCTTCGGAACCTCACCTAATTCAGCTGATAAAAATACATTAAGGGTTGGCGACGTTGCTAGTTTCGGAGAAGAAGTTGTATTGGGTAATGTTGGTGATAGATATACTAAGATCGGTAGCAGTGGTCTTAGTATTTACGATGGTGTTAATCATTTAATTGGACAGATAGGGTATGGAGATACAAAAAATAAAAACGGGGATATTGTAAAAGATTGCTTTTATACATTAGGTAGTAGAACAAGTGGCACAACAATTGGTACTTTTTCAGTAGCTGCTGGATCTGTTGTGGAAGCAAGTGGGCATGCATCTTTCGCTGAGGGGTTTCAAACTAAGGCTACCGGCTTAAACTCTCATGCTGAAGGTTATCATACAATAGCAAGTGGATATGTTTCTCACGCAGGCGGATATTACACAAAAGCATCAGGTGATTACCAAACAGTAGTAGGCGAATACAACATAGAAGATACAACATCTGAATACTTATTCATTGTAGGTAATGGAACTGCTGATAATGCTCGTGAAAATGCTCTTGGGGTAACACACACGGGTCATATTGATGTTCAGAAAAATATTTATATAAACACAAACGGCTCTGGTATATTTGAGAGAGATACTGATGGGACGAATCGTGAATTGATAGCCATGGACGGTAATAATAAGTTATCAATAGGATACGGTCAATATAGTCATGGTGGCAGAGAAACAGTATTACAAGGCGGTAATAAATTAACATTACGACTTAAAAACCCCAATGCCACATGGAGACCATATATGACAAAAGGCGACAGTTTCAATACGACTATTCAGGTAGGAGGTTATATCACAAACTCTGGTAAAGATGTAACATTCCAGTTACCACTTAACAATCCTGTTATCGGGTCTCCAACAGTGACAATAGCAAGTGTCGATGGTCTTTGCGTTAGACAAAATAATAAATACTTATATGGATCAGCAGCTTCGACATTCGCCAAACCAAGTTCGTACAGCTGTACATTAGTCAATGGCGGAAACCATATTAAAATAACTGCTAAAATGGCAAACACAACGAATGTAGAGAATAATAGTGCCTGTGGTATTTATGCTAGTATAAAAGTCACATTCTCATAAGGAGGGGTCAATAATGGCTTTAAAGAAAGAAGTCCGCCAGGATAATGGCGTGGTTACAAATTATCATCGAATTTTATATGTAATGTCGACAATCAATAGTCATGTGTCAATTGCAGTATTGTCTTATATTGATGCAGCAGGACGAAATATGGAAAACAGCGAAACAGAACCTTATAAGGTAGCTGTTACATACGAAAAAGAGTATGAAGAAAATATGACTGTTGAAGAAGCTTATGAATACCTTAAGACTCTTCCTGAGTTTGAGGGAGCAGAAGATATTTAAGGAGGATTATTATGGATTTTACAACATTAACTGAACATTTTGTACTGGTAGTATTAGTCGCTTGTCTGGTGGTAGGATATATCATCAAACATGCGACTTTTTTAAAGAAGATTCCTAACGATGACATTCCAGTTATTCTTGCAGTGATCGGTGCTGTACTCAACGCTGTGGTGAGTGGACCATCTGTCGAGTCTATTGTATATGGTGCCGTTATGGGTCTTGCATCTACTGGTTTCCATCAGGCATTTAGTAATTTCATTGACGGGACAATCTCTAAGAAAGGTAAGGATTACTAATGGGGTTCACAGTCACATCGGAAGAGGTCATTTATATTTGTGGACTAATCGCTGCTCTCTGGGGTTTATGGAAAATTGTTAAAGAGGTACGTAAACCAAATAATGATTTAAAAGCTAAGGTAGTGAAACACGATCATCTTCTTGATAACGATAATCGAAGACTGAAAGAGTACGAAGAATCTAACCGTATGATTCTTCAATGCTTACTTGTGATAATAAATCACGAAATAACTGGCAATGGAATCGAGAATCTCAAACATGCTAGGGATGATTTACAGGAGTATTTAATTAACAAATAAAATGAGATAAAAGGGGTTAATATTACAGCATACAACCCCTTTTATTTTTGTTTTTATAAATGCAGATAGCAGTAGTTAATCGTAGTATATTTATACTTTATTCCTACATTTACGCATAAATATCGCATAAATAAAGGACTTTCCGTTTCCGTAGAAGAGGCTGCTAAGGCAGGTAAATTCTAAGAAAACCACATAAATAAAAGGTTTTTAAGAAGTAGGTAGTAGTAGTAAAAAGTAGGATAATGTGTGTCGTTCATACATTATTCCTACACTACTCCTACATTACGTTCCTACACTTATTTTATTCTATTTTTTCCATTTCATCTTTTAACCATTGTACAGTTCTATCAGTATATATTTTCTCTGTGATATCACTAATCCTATGACCAGCTATGTATTTTATAGCATATTCATCTAAATTATATCTCTTAGCCATTGTGATAAATTGTTTTCTCGGATCATGTGCTCTATGCTCTGGATTGAGATTTAATTTGTCTCTAATACTTCGAAAACGATGTCTATATTTATCATATGTCATTTTTATATCGTTTTTTCTTTGGCTATCTGTGCAATTAATCAAATACTTGCTATTTATATTTATAGCTTCTTCATACCGCTTTTTAATAAGTGGACGTATTTTTGAATGAATAGGTACAAGACGGTTCATCCCGGCATCTGTTTTCATACCTCCAGCGAACACCCAATTATTCAAGTCGACTCTATTTAGTTCGATTAATCCTAATTCTTGAGGTCGCCAACCCGAATAGCATTGAATAAGAATAACATCTACATAAGGGATTTTATCAACATTCTTCCATAATATTTCCATTTCTTTATCAGTAAAAGATATATGTCCTCGCTTCACTTCTTCGACTTCTTTTAATATTTTGTCAGAGACATTGAATGTTCTGGCATAATTTTTCTCGACTAAATCATTCTCGTTAGCATAGTCAAACATTAAATTAAACATAGATTTTATTCTACTTTTTGTGTTGGCACTGGCTTGTATTATTTTTCCTTTTCCTTCTCTTGACGCCCCATCTATACACTTCTTTAAATGTTTAGCTCTTACATCTGCAACACGCATCTCGTATAGAACCGAGCAATAATTCCATGCAGATTGGATACTTCGAACATTCGAAGTAGCTACAGTTTTTAAATATTCTTTGGACCATTTCTCATATAATTCAGTCATTGTTATAGAGGAAGTGTTTAAATCATATGGGTTCTTGTTATATTCAACAAGGGCTTCGTATGCTTCATTATATGTTTTAAAATAGGCGTTTGGTTTTAATAGTTTTGATATGGGTTTACCTTCCGAAGTTTTACCAACAGTAACCATCACACGAAACCTGTTTCTTAAATTTCTGTTTTTAATTTCACTTATTTGTCCAAAACCATTCGGTAATTTAGGACGTCCTTTCTTTTTACGAGTGTATTTTCCAACGGCATTTGGTTGCATAGGAAAGCCACAATGTGGACATAATATAGCCTTATCACTAACTTGTAATCCACATTCTATACATTTGATTATCATACATATCATCCTTTCTATAAGTATTTTATACTTACTTATATATCATAAGGATGTACGAACTGTCAATTCCTACATTCAAAATGGAGAATAATCAAAATGGATAAATATAAATGCGTTCGATGTGGGGGTAAAGTTAAATACTATGATTGCGTAAAACGTATTGTTAGGGAAAAGAACGGCGTAAAACGAATAGTGCTGATTGAACGATATCATTGTATCGAATGTGGATTCACTCACCGATATTTGCCTGATGATATTCTGCCATATAAGCAGTACAGAAAAGAAATAATAGATGGAGTTGTAGAAGGTTTGATAACCCCAGACACTTTAGGATTTGAAGACTATCCAAGTGAAATGACAATGAAACGATGGAGAGATAAATACCACTGACTTTGTTTTAACTCTCGGTAATTTCTAACCTAGAATAGAAATTGAAAGGGGTGATGAATATATGGATGAGCATGTATTTGGAATGGGGTCAGTCCCAGTGTCTGTGGCAGCAAAAGTATATGGTAAGGATGCTACATGGATAAGAGCCGGTATTATATCGGGATGGCTACCAATAGGTGTAGCGACAAGAGACGGTAAAAAGATAACCACTATTGATGAAATCAACAGCAAATATGGACGTATTAATTTTTATATTTCTCCAAAGAAATTATACGAAGAAACGGGTTATATATGGGAGGGAAAAACACAATGAGTTATGTTAAATCGGAACTATCACAAAACAATAAATACTGGATACCAAGACATCGTTATTTCGAGCTGAAGCATTTTTGTTTGCAATATCCTGAATGGAAGAAGGAATACATAGAGTTATTAAGTACATATTCTTTACCTAGATTAAGTAATAATAAACCTAGATTAGAAAAACGGATATCTGATCATACTGGAGAAATAGCCATTAAGCGGCTTTATTATGCCGAACGGATTAAAATAGTAGAGAATATTGCAATTAAAGTTGACGAGAGTATATATGAATATTTATTAAAAGGAGTAACAGAAGATAAATCATATACATATTTGAAAACATATTGCAATATTCCATGTGGAAAAGATTATTATTACGATAGATATAGGTGTTTCTTTTGGTTGTTGGATAAAGAACGACAATAATTCGCACATTTTACAATTCCTATTATGAGAAAATATAATTTAGTTTTTATTAAAGGAGGAAATTATTATGTTAGAAACAGCTATGAAGATGGAGAAAAAGATGGACGAAATGATGCGTTTATTAACTGCGCGGATTAGAGCAGAGGATATATTTAGTATAGATTCTGACGATTTTGCAGTTCTGAAAGCATCATTTGAGTTAATTGATATTTCCAAAAAAATGATGGTTGAACAGGCAAAAATAATGGATGAAATTAATGAAAAATTAAATGTTATATCAGGAAAGTTACATTAAAAAAATAAGAAGATTGGACCTTCGGGTCCTTTCTTTTTTCTTTTCTAATTGCGTAATATATTTTTATATATTATACTAATAATAACATATAAGGAGGAGAAAATACTATGAAAAAGAAAATCACCATTTTAGTAACAGGTATATTTATGACCGTTGCTGCGATTTCTGGGTGTGGCTCAGAACCAACAAATAAAACAGAATCAACCACAACAGCAACTACCACCGAGAAAAAAGAAGAAGTTACCACTGAATCAAAGCTTACGACTACTGCTGAAAAAAGTGCATCGAGCGAAATCAGACCAGAAGTTAAAAAAGCGATAGATAGTTACGAATCATTCATGAATGAGTACATCGACTTCATGAAGAAGTATTCAGAATCAGACGATGCAGTTTCTATGGCTAACGATTACGCCGAATATATGGAAAAATATACGAAGGTAGTAAAAGATTTTGATGCTCTTAAGAATAATAATCTGAATGACGCTGAATTAAAATATTATTTGGAAGTTCAAAATAAAATAAATACCGATTTAATATCAATACAATAAAAATTATAGACACTGAGCTATTTTGCTTGGTGTCTTTTTTTTACGTGTAAAAAAAAACAAGAACGCAGATTACCAGGAACTGATTTATATTTGTAAGTAATAAAAAATAACGGAGGTATAAGATGATTTATTTATTCATATTCATTGGTGGCATATTTATAGGATGTTTGTTAGTGGGACTTCCTTTTGTTAAAACTGGAGTATTTGGTAGATTTAAGTTGGAGCCCTATGATGACGATGACACTGGTTTTTATACAATTAGTATAGAAATTGAACATAAAGAACTTTTATTACATAAATCTTATGTCATTCTTAAAAAAGAGGAGTCGCAAAAATAACATAGCCTTTAATGGAAACATGTTAATATTTATATTTTTAAGGAGGTTTTCATGATGAAAAATGAAACTATGTTGCACGATGAAATCAAAGCAGAACTTGAAGAATTATCAAAGCTTGAGGTTGGCTCGGATGAGTATGAAACAGCAGTTAATGGTATTAGCAAATTAATGGATCGAGCAATCGAAATGGAAAAATTCGAATCCGACGCTAAAGAAAGAATCGACAGTAAGGAAGCTGAACTTGATTTAAAATATAGGCAATTGGAGGAGGATATAAAAGATAGAAAGACTCGAAACAAGATTAATATTGCGGGTATTGTTATTCCGGCATGTATAACTATCTGGGGGACAATCAAAACATTAAAGTTTGATCAGAGTAATGTTATTACATCGACGGCAGGAAAAGAATTCACTAGAAAAATCTTTAATATGTTTAAAAAATAGCATGTAAAGAATTGACGGTGTTGAGGAAACTTGACACTGTCATTTTCTTTTTGGTTTTATCTCGTAATTTTTACAATTCCTATTATGAAAGACAGAACTTATATTTTAGGAGGTAAAACTATGTATAACAACAAAAAAAGATAAGGAAAAAGACACAAAATACAGAAAAGTTGAAGCTATGTGGAGAAGAGGATGTAGTGTAGACGAAATTGTACGCAGCGTCAAATTATCAAAAATGGACGTACTAGATGCTACACAGAAAATATTTGCATTGGATATGAAACGAGCCTAACCAGGGCTCTTTCTTTTTCGCTATTTTTACAATTCCTATTATGAGATATAAATGTATAATTTTAGGAGGTATTTATTATGAAGAAAACTATTTTAGGAATCGTATTGACTATGGTATTAATGAGTACATATTTGGTTATATTACTGAGTAGTATAAACCATAAACATGAAGTAGAGTTGAATAAAGTAAAGACTGAGTATGAGAATAAGCTTAAAGAAAAAGATTCTCAGATTCAGGATTACGAAAATCAAATCTATAACATTGTTGAGGGTAAAAACTATGATGTAGTTGTTAATCATGAGGGTACAAAAATTAAATACACAAAGAAAAATGGCGAAAGTAAATTAGAAAAACTGTTAAATATCAGTAAAGAAAATAAAACTACGTACAAATAATATCTAAAAGATTGAGCTTCGGCTCTTTCTTTTATTTTTTAATAAAACGAAAAGAGTAACTTTTATGAGATATCATTATGAAAAACCAAAAATATATTCCTCTATATTCGGTATGATTTATACATGCAATCATCCGGTATATAGTATTTGCACATTATATCAGATAGGAAATAAGGGATTGGCTGTAATTCAGCAGCGATATAATTCAGAAAATAAATCAACATATTGGACTGAGATAGATCCATGGTTGACTGATCGAATATATTTACATCCGAAGTTCAAGAGTTTTTTCGACGAACGGGCAGGTGAATGTGACGAAGGATTATACCCCACAGTTAGCGTCCGACAGATTATGTGGGCTTTAAAAATGAAACCGTTGAAACGCGAACGTTGGGAGACTTGCTTTGATAGACGGAGTATTTAGCGAAAATTACAATTCCTATTATGAGATATAAATGTATATTTTTTAAGGAGGAATTGAAAATGATTCTATTTACAATTTTATTAATTACATTAGTAATATTACTTATAGCCACTGTGATTGGTATTGGATGTATCGGATCAGTAGGCATAATAATATTTGGCGATGTGATTATTTGTATATTTTTGATAGGATGGATTTTAAAACATTTATTAAAAAAGAAATGTAAAAAATAATCTCAAAGGTTAGAGTCAGCGATGGCTCTTTCTTTTTCGCTATTTTTACAATTCCTATTATGAAATAAAATCTGAAAGGAGAGCTAAAAATGAACAAACTGATTAAAAGGTGTGCTATCGGAGGTATTGCGTTAGGTACGCTGGAGCTGGGATTTATATTAGGCAAAGGATACATATTAGGTGTATTAAAAGCTTGTGATGTCTCAGCTACAGAAACGATAACTTTATATTCCGGTGATAGTAGTAAAATATTAAGGTTTATGGTAAAACTAGCAAATTCTACAGCAGATTATTTAAAGAAGGAGGACAAATAACATGCAGGCATTAATTGCGATACTGGGTGGAGCCTTAATATATTGTTTATTAATATATTTCGGCGAATAAACGGTTTTACAGTTATGTACAGAGGTCATTATTGGCCTCTTTCTTTTTTCTTTTTAAGGAGGTATACTATGTCGTTAAAAAAATATCTACAACATAATACGCCGGTCATATTATCGGGTTTGGCTAGCATCGGTGTCGTTGTTACAGCAGTAACCGCAGTAAAAGCGACTCCGAAAGCAATTCAGTTGTTAGAAGAGGCTGAGAAAAGCAAAGGAGAAGAATTATCGAAATGGGAGAAAGCAAAAACGACAGCTCTTACATACTTACCTTCGATTCTTATTGGAGGCACTACGATTATATGTATATTTGGAGCACAGTCACTTAATAGAAAACAACAAGCAAGTATGATGAGTGCTTATGCTATGCTGGATCAATCATATAAAGATTATCGTAGAAAACTTAAAGAACTTTATGGGGAAGAAGCTGATCATAGAATAATTGAAGCTCTTGCTGTAGAAAAATCAGAAAAAGTTTCAGTAACGGCATCATGCTTACTTCACGATGTAGATTTATCTATAGGTAAGCATGAGGGGGAGAATGTTTTATGGTATGACGAGTTTTCTAAGCGATTCTTTGAAGCGACTATTGAGCAGGTTCTTACCGCAGAATATCATATTAATAGGAATTATATTTTAGCAGGCGAAGAAAACGTAAATGAGTTCTATGAATTTTTAGGTTTAGAAGGAATAGAGAAAGGAGATTGTATCGGTTGGACTCCTTATGACGAAGGTGAATATTGGATAGATTTTAATCATGATAAGGCACAATTAAAAGACGGAACTAATTTTTATATTATAGAAATGTTATTCCGACCTAGATTTAAATATTGGGAAGAACCCTATTAATTCGTGAAAAATACAATCACTATTATGGAAAGGAGATGGACGAAATGAAAAAACCAGATTTATCGAAAATTGATTTTGGAAGTTTGATAGTTCCAGTAATTATGGGTGTAGGCGCATTCGTAGGAGCTGTAATGGATAACAAAAAAAATCAGAAAATAGATGAACTGATTAACAAAATTGACAATCTCGAAAACGATAAGGAGTCCTAACAAGGGCTTCTTGTTTTTATTTTGAAGGAGGTAAAACAATGACGCTAAGTAAATTTGTAATGGATACAAAAAGAATGGTATATAAACATAGTCCCGAAATTCTTACAGGTATCGGGGTCGCCGGTATGATTACTTCTACCATACTTGCTGTGAAAGCAACACCGAAAGCATTGAAGCTTATGGAAGATGCGCAACATGACAAGAAAGAAGACTTGACTGTTAAAGAAAAAGCTAAAGCAGTTTGGAAATGTTATATTCCATCGATATCACTAACCTTAGTATCGGCAGGTTGTCTTTTTGGTGCTAACTCAGTAAATATGAAACGCAATGCTGCATTAGCCACAGCATATAAGTTATCTGAAACAGCATTGTCAGAATATAAGGAAACTATTGTTGAAGAACTCGGAGAAGAAAAAGCGAAAGATATTCGCGAGAAAGTAGCCCAGAAGAAAATAGACAATACTACACAGCCAAAATCTGAAGTAGTAATTGTCGGTGATAACAATAAAGTGTGGTTTTTCGAGCCGATATCAACAAGTTATTTCCAATCTGAGGTGGAGACCATAAAAAGAGCCATAAACGATTTAAATTATAGAATGATATCTGGAATGGAAGAATATGTAACATTAAAAGAATTTTATAATGAAATAGGTGTTAAATATACTGAATACACTCCAGACCTTGGATGGAATTTATATTCTGAAGGAAAAATCGAGGTCGAAATGGTAGCCACAAAAATGGAAAATGGAAACCCATGTTTAATGCTGGATTATGAGGTACCACCAAGATATAATCCCGGATACATAGATTAATTCGCACAATTTACAAACGCTTTAATGGAAGAATATATAAATTTTCATTTGTGAAAGGAGAACAACAATGATTAAAGAAGAAGAAGTGAAAAACGAAGAGATGGAAACTGAAGTTGTTAATGATGAGGATATTACAATTGAAGGAGAAGAAGAAATGAAAGAAAATTTATTTACTAAAGGAAGAAACTTTATCACTAAAAACAAAAAGAAAATCCTGGCAGTAGGATTAACTTTGGTTGGCGGTGCAGTGGGTTATGCTTTAGGATCTAAAGGTTCTGGTAATGACGATTATTCTCCTCTTGAGAATAATACATCAAATAATCAGATTCCAACACTTGAGAATTCTGATTCTGAAGGAGTTGAAAACGAAGAATAGAATTTATATTTCCATAAGGGAAGCACCTGTAACAAGGTGTTTCTCTTTTTATTTTGGAGGAACACTATGGATCATAGATATTTTTATGAAGGACCAGTGCTTGAATTTGATAAGGTAATTGCTAAATGTTGGCGAGGGGAAACTATAGCATCGTCTAAACGAAAAGCCAGAAGTAATTTGGCTTATCAGTTTAAGCGAGCGACAAATAGAACACCGAGAACCAAAATCACAGTACCAGGAGAACTTGAGATTATTGATTAGGAGGTAAAACATGGATATGGATTACAAGCCAAATAGCCATAAATATAAAGAAGAAATGAAAGAGAAAAAAGTAGAAAAAGTAGTAAAAGGTAAAGTACGAAGAAAAAAGAAAAGCAGCATGACAAAATTCGCTGATGTTTTTGTTGCCGAAGACGCATCAAACGTTGTGGATTATATTTGGATGGATGTTCTTATTCCAACGATTAAAAACACTATCTCAGATATCATAACAAACGGAGTAGACATGATGCTTTGGGGGGCTGTTAAAGGGAATAAAAGGCGTTCATCCAATACTTATGTTTCTTATAGAGATTATTCAAGTAGAGACAGAAGAGATGACCGGACTGTGACTAGAAGGTCTGGATATTCTTTTGACGATATTGTAATTCCTTCTCGCCAAGAAGCTGATGAGGTATTAGAGAAAATGGATGAAATAATTGATAGGTACGATATCGTTAGCGTTTCGGACTATTACGATTTGGTCGGAGAAACAGGAAACTATACCGATAACAAATATGGATGGTCTAGTCTTAGAACTGCTGAAGTAGTTAGAGTTCGAGATGGATACATTATAAAATTACCAAAACCAAAGGTTATAGATTAGGAGGTTAGAAATGAAAGATATGGTAAATCATCCTGAACATTATATTTCAGATTCAGGGATTGAGGTAATTGACGTGATTGAAGCATTTACATCAGATCTCAAAGGAATTGAAGCGACTGATACAGGTAATATTATTAAGTATATTTGTCGCTGGAAACATAAAAATGAGCTTGAAGATTTGAAGAAAGCTCAGTGGTACTTAAATCATCTTATTAAGAAAGTTGAAGAAAAGCATGCCCCCTAAGAGTCCGTGCAATAACGCGCTTAAACATGTTGAACACATACCGATTAAAGAAGGCAACAAATTAAGATTTTTGTTTAATAATAAAAAAGACGCCACAGAATTCTATTTTAAAGTGTTTGAATTTCTTATAGAAAATGATTACATAACTGAAAGAGAAGCCTATAAAATGTATGGTCTGACTGAATGGAACTGTGGCGACTGTTCTAGTTATAATCATGTTATATTACATAGGTTTATAGAAACAGACGTTTGTTTAGTATTAACGAGATAGAAAAGGAGATAGTTAATTATGAAAAAGTTTGATATTGTAACTAAAGTAAATAGAACATTTCACAAAGCTGGTTTTCAGCTTAAAAAACATAGCCCGGAAATTCTGGTAGTGACAGGAGTTATAGGCGTTGTGACAAGCGCTGTGTTAGCTTGCAAAGCCACCAGAAAATTAGATTCTGTTTTAGAAGAATCCAAAGAACAGATTGATAAGATAAAAGATTATATTGAGGAAGAAGGATATTCTGAAGAGTATACAGAAAAAGATGCGAGCAAAGATTTAACTATTACGTATACACAGTCGGCGTTAAAAATTGCTAAATTATATGGTCCATCAGTTATTCTTGGAGCTGCATCTATCGGTGCAATCTTTGGAGGACATAATATTCTTCGTAAACGTAATGTAGCACTCGCAGCAGCATATACAGCAGTAGATAAAGGATTTAAAGATTATCGAAATCGTGTTATCGAACGATTCGGAAAAGAGCTCGATAGAGAACTCAAGTATAATATCAAATCAGACACTGTCGAAGTGACAGAACTTGATGAGGACGGAAAAGAAAAAACAAGCAAGGTTACTGTAAATACGGTAGACCCCAATGAGCTTTCAGAATTTGCCAGATTTTATGATGACGGATGTACCGGCTGGACGAAAGATCCAGAGTTAAATTTGGCGTTCTTAAAGAAACAGCAGTGTTGGGCTAATAACTTATTGAAAAGTAGAGGATGGCTCACATTAAACGAGGTGTATGACATGCTTGGTATTACCAGAACTGCCGCCGGAATGGTTGTAGGATGGATTTACGATGAAAAACATCCTGTTGGTGACAATTTCGTAGACTTTGGTATTTATGATATTAACAACGAGGCAAATAGAAGATTTGTTAATGGACTTGAACGAACGATTCTTCTGGATTTTAACGTAGATGGTAACATCTACGACAAAATTTGAATAACAAAAAGTCTTGATAGCATCGGGTCGGATTATATTTATCGTGATACTTTCGACTACCGATGCTATTCGGTATTTTAGGAGGTTGAATAAATGACCGGAAGAGAATTAATCATATTTATTCTTGAAAATAATTTCGAAGATGTAGAGTTTACTAATGTATGTGATATTCTTGGCGTGATGACCGTAAAGCAGGCAGCCCTTAAATGGAACACCGGAGAAGCCACAATAAAAACTTTATTCGAACTCAAAAAAATCCGCGGATGGAAAAATGGAGAAAACATTTATATTTTAGAACAACCAAACCCGTTTAATTAAAAGAGGAGGATGATTATGAACATTTTTTTAAATAAAATATTTATATTTGCAACAGGTGTTGCTGTCGGTTCTTTTATAACCTGGAAAATCCTTGATTCACAGTATGAGATTGTGGATGATGAGTTAGATATGGATAAAAAAGATGATACAGTAGAAAAAAGAGAAGATCCGAAAACAACTAATAAAGAAATCATTGACGAAAATAAGTATACAACATATTCAGATAATAAAAAAAAAGAAAAGGAGGATATTATGGACGGTATCTATGTAATTTCACCAGAGGAATTTGGCGAAGACAATGACTATGGTACAGAAAGTCTGACGTATTATACCGATGGCATTATCACAGACACTTACAATAACGTTATCGAAGACCCAATAGCTTTGATCGGGGATGGAGTTCGTCATTTTGGAGAATATGAGGACGATTCGGTTTTTGTGCGAAACGAAAATAATAAGACAGATTACGAAATACTAGCCGACTACAAATCATACAAAGAAACATTCACTGAGGGACAATAGCTATGATGCGAAACGAATTAAAGACAATTATAAAAAAGGAATACTTCGATTGGATTTACAGTATTGGAAATAATTCGTCGGCTATATCTTATCATGAACTGTTTACGTTTCTCCATGAAATAAAATTTATAAGTGTACTCAAAGATGATAGAAATCGAGCTATGGATGGCGAGAATCTAAGATGGCGATTTGCATATTTAACTGGGCGAGATAAAGTTTTCGACGATATTAGTGAGTGTCTTAAGGGTAGATGTTCAGTGTTGGAAATGATGACGGCTCTCGCTATACGATGCGAAGAAGAAATCATGGATGATCCACGAAAAGGTAATCGTACAAACCAGTGGTTATGGCTGATGCTGAACAATATGGGCCTTGGTGGAATGTACGATGGACACTTCGATGAAGACGAAGTTAAAAAAAAAGTAACTATTATGATGGAACGAAGTTATAGTCCAGATGGACGTGGAGGGTTATTTAGAATATATAACTGTCCGGCTGATTTGAGAGATGTCGATATTTGGACTCAGCTTTGTTGGTTCTTAGATAGTATTTCTTAAATGCAGGGGGTTGAACGATGTAATGCTTGATTTTGTAAAGGTTTCTAAACGCCATCCAAAAAAGGGCGTTACCGAAATCTATCCTAAGTTTATTATAAAGAAATCCTCCGATTTAATGATAAGAGGTGGAGATTTCTATGCCGTATGGGTCGAAGATAAAGGTCTTTGGTCTATTGACGAACAGGATTGTTTAGATTTAATAGACCAAGAACTAAAAGCTGTCGCTAATAAAGAAACAACTGACGACGGCTTAAAAGTTGCATACATGTGGGATGGTTCCACCGGGTCGATAGACTCGTGGCATAAGTATTGTCAGAAACAGATGCGAGACAATTATCATCCTTTGGACGAGGAATTGATATTTTCGAACACCAAAACTGACAAGAAGCAGTATGCTAGTAAGAGATTGTCATACCCACTCGAAGCCGGGAACATATCGGCATGGGATAAGCTGATCTCTACTTTATATTCCCCCAGTGAAAGACATAAGATAGAGTGGGCTATAGGCGCAATTGTATCTGGAGATTCTAAAGATATCCAGAAATTCATGGTGTTCTATGGGTCGGCAGGTACCGGCAAATCTACAATATTGAATGTAATACAAAAATTATTCGAGGGTTATTATTCGGTCTTTGATGCTAAAGCGTTGGGCTCGAGTAATAACTCTTTTGCTTTGGAAGCGTTCAAAACAAACCCATTAGTTGCTATTCAACATGACGGCGATTTGTCAAGAATCGAAGATAACACTAGGCTCAACAGTCTGGTTTCACACGAGCTTATGACAGTTAATGAGAAATTTAAGTCAACGTACACCAATAAGTTTAATGCGTTTCTGTTTATGGGAACGAATAAACCAGTAAAAATTACGGATGGTAAATCCGGATTGTTACGTCGACTTATTGATGTAACTCCATCCGGAAATAAGTTATCAACCAGAGAATACAAAGAAACTATGAAGAAAATAGATTTCGAATTAGGTGCTATTGCTCAGCATTGTAAAGAGGTATATTCAGCAGACCCCGATTACTACGACGATTATATCCCCACGATCATGTTAGGCGCCTCTAATGATTTTTATAACTTTATAATTGACTCGTATTCTGTATTTAAAAAACACGACAGCACAACCCTAAAAACAGCTTACGAAATGTATAAGCAATATACTGAGGATGCTAAGGTGTCTTATCCATTTTCTTTAAGGACTTTTAAAGAAGAATTAAAAAACTATTTTAGGAGTTTTGAAGAGAGAATTGATGGGGACTGTCGTATACAGAATAGATATAGCGGTTTTAGAACTGATATTTTTGAAAAAGAATTAAATGGAGGTAAGAAAAATGAAGAGAGAAATGGTAGAAGAAGCTCTTGGTTACAACTCGATGATAGACGAATATCTACATTCAACGAAGAATGTGCATCCTGTTTCGCACAATACGCAAACGAAAAAGAAACCCCAAGAAAACCGTGGGACAAAGTCACAAGCAGGTTATCTTCCATTGACCCATCGAAACTTCATTATGTCAAGATTCCAGAAAATCACATAGTAATTGATTTCGATTTAAAAGACGAATCCGGTAACAAGTCGTTCAAAAAGAATCTTGAAGCTGCTAGTAAATGGCCAGCTACATATGCCGAAGTAAGCAAAGGCGGAGCCGGGATTCATCTACATTATATTTATACTGGCGACCCGACAAAATTAAAAAGAATATATTCTGACAACATTGAGGTTAAAATTTTTACAGGAAAAAGTTCATTAAGGCGTAAACTCACAAAATGTAACGATTTACCAATTACAACCATCAGCTCAGGTTTACCATTAAAGGAGGAAAAAATGATTAATACAGATGTTGTTCAATCAGAAAAAGGTATAAGAACGACCATTAAACAATGTCTGAATAAAGAACATCACGGGTCCACAGCGCCGGAAGTATCGTTTATATTTAAGATACTTGATGACGCGTATAATAGTGGAATGCATTATGACGTATCAGACATGAAAGGTCCAGTGGTAGCGTTTGCAGCCGGTAGTACCAATCAATCAGAAAAATGTCTAAAACAGGTATCGGGCATGAAATTCAAATCTGAAGAACCGGCAGAACCAGTAAACAATGACGAAAAACCTTTAGTCTTTTATGATATTGAGGTGTTCCCTAATTTATTTCTTGTTAACTGGAAACCGGCGGGAGTAGGTGTTCCAATCGTGCGAATGATTAATCCTACACCGGAAGATATTGAAGATTTAATTAGGTTTAGATTAGTCGGTTTTAATTGTCGCAGATACGATAATCATCTTATTTATGCATGTATGATGGGTTATGATAATAAAGCCTTGTATAATTTATCTCAAAAGATTATATCCGGAGATAAAAATTCATTTTTCAGTGAAGCATATAATCTGTCATATACAGATGTATATGATTTCGCAAGTGCTGGTAATAAAAAATCCCTTAAGAAATTAGAGATTGAAATGTCGAGTAAAGCAAACAATCAGGATTCAAAAATGAGCAATGACCTTAGGCAAATGCTTAAAAACATAAAGCATCACGAATTAGGTTTACCATGGGATCAGCCGGTACCGGAAGAAAAATGGATACAAGTTGCTGAGTATTGTGATGACGATGTTATCGCAACTGAAGCAGCTTTTAATTATTTATCGGCAGATTGGACCGCAAGAGAAATTTTAGCAGATTTGGCAGATATGCCAGTTAATTCCACAACAAATACATTAACTCAGAAAATTATATTTGGCGGCAATAGACATCCTCAAAATGAATTCCATTACCGTAATCTAGCTGAACCGGTACACAATATGGACGAAGAAACATATACTTTCTTAGCAGAAGCTTGTCCGGAAATGATGGAGAAAACACACGGTAAAGAAGGATCGCTCTTACCATATTTTCCTGGGTATAAGTACGAATACGGTAAATCTACATATCGTGGAGAGGAAGTAGGCGAGGGTGGCTATGTTTATGCAGAGCCGGGTATGTACGGTAATGTAGCTTTACTTGACGTTGCTTCCATGCATCCCCACAGCACTATTGCCGAGTGTTTATTTGGTGTCAAATTCACTACCGCCTATCGTGATATTGTCGAAGGTCGTGTAAACATTAAACACGAAGCTTGGGAAGAAGTTAACCATATGCTTGATGGTAAGCTTACGAAACACATTCAGAGGGTTAAGAACGGCGAGATGAAATCTGGAGATCTTGCTAATGCGCTTAAGACAGCTATTAACTCAGTATACGGTTTAACAGCGGCCGGCTTTGAGAATCCATTCCGTGATATGAGAAACAAAGACAATATTGTTGCTAAGCGTGGAGCTTTATTCATGGTGGATCTTAAACACGCAGTACAGGAACGCGGCTTCACTGTTGCTCATATTAAGACAGACTCGATTAAGATTCCAGATGCTACTCCGGAGATTATTGAATTTGTTATGGAATTCGGTAAGAGATATGGCTACACATTCGAACATGAAGCTACATACGATCGTATGTGCTTAGTAAATGACGCAGTTTATATTGCTAAGTATAAAGATCCTGACGAATGTGAGGCTATTTATGGATATGCTCCTAGTGATAATAAGAAGCATATTGAAGATCCTTGGACGGCTACAGGCAAACAGTTTGCTGTACCTTATGTATTCAAGAATTTATTCAGTCATGAAGACATTGTGTTTGAAGACTTATGCGAAATTTTCTCAGTAGCTAAAGGATCTTTATATTTGGACATGAATGAAGATCTTCCAGATGTGACTGAGTATGAGAAAGAACTTGATAAACTTGAGAGTAAGTATAAGAAAGGTCAGCTTTCAGACACAACATTTGAACCTGAATCAATGAGACTTAAAGAGTTGATTGAGCCAGGACACAATTATATTTTCGTAGGAAGAGTAGGTCAGTTTACTCCTATTCAGCCAGGTTATGGTGGCGGTGTGCTTTACCGTATTAACGAAGGTAAAAACTACGCAGCATCAGGCTCTACTGGATATCGCTGGCTTGAGTCCGAGGTTGTTAAGTCTTTAGATAAGAAAGATTATATTGACTATAGATTCTATGATAAGCTTGCTGACGATGCTGTTGAAGTAATTAGTAAGTATGGAGACTTCGAATGGTTCGTTTCAGATGATCCTTATATTCCGCCAGAACCGGTACCTGACTTTATGACTATACCGGAAGGAATCGAAGACGATGAAATCCCATTTTGCTAAATCGCAAAAAATACAACTCCTTTAATGAGAGAATAGTTTATATTTAAAGGAGGACTTTATTATGGAAGTAACACATTTAACTAACGATCAATTAATTAATTTTAACGCAGATATGTTAAAGGCGAACATTCTTGTTATGACGAAATGGGGGTTTTCTCCAGAACATATTGCTAAAGAATTAAAATGTGATTTAAAAATCGTGTATGAAGTAATGAAAAAAGAATTAAAAAAAGAACTACGATCGAGACATTAAAAAGGATGGACTCAGCGTAAAATACGTTGGGTCTTTCTTTTTTATAAATTTATCCATTTATATTTTAAAAAGAAAGGAATTAATATTATGGAATTAACATTCGCACCAAGAGACATTTTACAGGTTGACGACGCACGAATCATTTACAGAAATTTTGAAGGAGAGCCATCTAAATTTAATAGGGAAGGTGATAGGAACTTTGCTCTCCTTATACCGGAAGAAGACATGGCTGATACCCTTGTCAAGAAGGGATGGAATGTAAAAATCAAGCCACCGAGGGATGAAGATGATTCACCATTTATGTATCTTCCAGTAAAAATTAAATTTAACGATAGAGGACCAGCTATCTATTTAAAGAGTGGAAATAATGTCCGAAAACTCAGTGAGGATGTTGTGGGGTTAATTGATGACATTGATATTCTTAGTGTGGATATGGATATTAGGCCGTACGATTGGGAAGTCAACGGTAAGACAGGGCGAACAGCATATTTGCAGTCTATGCAAGTAACTCAGGAGGTTGACCGATTCGCCGCTAGATTCGCTGAAGAAGAACATCCGGAAGATTAAATCGTGAGGATTACAACTCCTTTAATGAGAAGAAAAGAGTGATATTTATGACAGTCGTAAAACGTATTTTATCAGGTTTGGTGGTATTTATAGGAGGGATTGGAATGTGGTATTTAACCATGAAAGCAATACAAGACAAACCTAGCCCAAGAAGAGCATCACGAAGACCAACGTCATACTACTCATACGCGAAATATTGTCAAGATAACGAATTCTAATCGGAGAGGGCTCTAAGGAAACTTAGGGCTTTTTCTTTTATATTTTCAAAGAAGGCTGTTAATCATGGAAGAGTTAGGTGCGATTTGAAAGGAGAAGATATGAAAATTTATATTGATGATTTCGTAGAAGATCTTAACTACAGAAAAGTAATTCTGTATATTGGTGATGTTGAACCTGCTGACCTACATTTGAAGTTAGAGAAAGATCGCATGAATCATACGAATCGTTTTGATTCTGTTCTCTAAAACAATTTAATGTTTGTTGAGAATTGTGATTTGCAGGATGTTGATACAAAACATGGCGATGAGTTTGGTAATAGCTTATTATATCTCATCAGTGATGGGTATGTAGTTTATTCTCTCCAGTACGACTCACTCGCAAAACGATATTTTATAGAGACAAACATAGATTAAAAAGGAGCTGTTGATCATGGAAGACTGGAGTAAGAAAGAACCGAGATTCCGTTACATGTTATTGGACAGATTAAGACAGGATTGTGAGTATTACTTACGAATTGGAGGATCAGCTAATTGTCTTTGGGCGGATAGTGAGAAAGAGCAGATTCAAACAATGATTGATATTTGGAATAGTTTCCCGGATAGCGATAAACCTGAATGGCTAACTATGGAACAGATTAAAGAGTTCGCTCAGAAGATGGGCGTTGATATTTGAAAGGAGAACGATATGAACGAACCAATCAAATACGGAGATAGAGTAATGTGCGTTACATTTCCGGGTCAGCCTAGAGGATTTGTAATAAAACAGTACTATCCAACAGCTTGTTCTCAGCAAACACAAATTATATGTGATGACGGGCGAGTGTTTCATGCACCTACTAGCGATTTTGTGAAGATTTGAAAGGAGATAAATATGAGTCTTGATATTCGCTATATAACAAACGGAAGTAAAACAATTTATAGAGTTATCGATGGCGTTACGGATAGCTTTAATGTATATAAAAATCGTGATGATATCCCTAAGAGCATTCGTCACTATGCACCTGAAGGAGAACCAAAATTTGTAGGTCCTGATATGGCTGCTATATTAGGGGTTAGAGATATCTTGTATCCTAACCTCGAAGATTGTGGTCACCCAGACTATCTCGGTAAACGATGCATCGCAGGAACAGACCAATCACCATTGAGAATGATTTAGGGATTGGTATTGTTTTGCCTATTCGTACCGATGGAGAGTTAGAAGGCTCTATCATTATTGAGGTGAAAGGAGAATGAAGATGGCTAAAACGAATTGGGTTATATCCGGCGCAGGGTTTGAAGAGAATTCACCTTTGGCAGATCACAATGAAAAATTCGACCAGTCAGGTTCGTGTAGCGAAACCGATAGCGACATTGCCGACGAAATTTCCAAGACAATCAGACAGGTAAGTATGCAAGTGGTAGAAACTCAAGATGACTTTATATTTCAGACATTACGTGACTTTGGACTTATTACATTTAACATTGTCGTAGAGAAAGAAGAGTTGGTTCAAGCTATTCAGTTAATAAGAATGATGAAAGAATACGGAATCGATATTCATGAACGTTATGATACAGCTACCACACAAGCTGGAATATTCAGGCGTGGATATGAAAAAGGTTTACATGACGGTATAGAAAAAGAGCGTAGTAGAGTTATGGATATTCTGGAGAAAGGAGAATGAGATGAAATCGATAACAGACACTTTACTAGTAAGCATTGACTTATCTGCTAGTGAAAACAATGCAGTATTGATTGTCGGACGAAAGAAACCAAATCAGTCTGTGGAAATCGTGAATGCTTTTGATGGCGAAGAAGCTGTTGCATTATACAAGAAGTTAACTACCGTTAAGAAAGGAGAATGAATGATATTCAGATTTAATAGGTTTGCTATCTTTCCTGTGATGTGTAATTGCTGTAAAAGGTATATTTGGCTTGCGCCGTATAGACGAGCTGACGTATATCATCATATACCAGGGGAATATCTGAAAGAGCGTATTTGTAAACAATGCATACCAAGGTATTTGCCTTATGTAAATGAGAAAGGAGAATGAGATGAAAACTTGGCGTTATATTTATGATGAATTTTTGGAAGTAACCAAAATGGATTTAGAAGTGATCTCTGATTTTCGGCCATGTGAACCTCCATACTATAACGTTTTAATTCCTATGGCTATTATAGTATGGCTTAAAAGCGGAAGTAGTCTTATTTATATTTCGAAAGGAGAATGACCTATGAAAAAACGTGAAATGTTGGGGTTGGTATTTGACTTTGTTATGGTGTTCTTAACCGGCGGGTTATGGCTGATCTGGCTGTTGATTAGATATTTGAGACAGAGTTAGGAGGTTATTATGGCTGAACATAATAAATATGATAAAGATATTTTAAAAGCTTTACAGAAGATTGGTAAACATCTTGAGAGTATTGATAAGAAACTTACTACAGGGGCGGTAATTCCAATTGCTGAAGAGAAAAAAGAAATCGAGGCAACAACGGTACTGCTGTAAAACTACCATATGAATAACTAGGACTCTCTTCGGAGGGTCTTTTTACATACTTGTATGATTTAGAAAGGAGAGTAACATGAGTTGGAATTTAGATGTAGGAACAAAATTAAGACCTTGTTACGTCGACGGGGTAAAAGCTTTATTCCATAGATGGGGACAGCATAGCAGAGTTGTCGAACCGTCACCAATGGTCGGTGGAGCACCTGGAGGAACAGTGTCTTATATCCTTGGTGTTGTAGAGTTTGAAGACGGACGAGTTAAACAGGTATTCCCTGAAAAAATTAGATTTGTAGACAACATGTTCGACGAGTATTACTGGAAAAATAAATCAAAAAACTCTTAATTCGCACATTTTACAGCTCCTTTAATGACAGAAAGAACAGTTATTTAAAGGAGGAAGAACTATGTATAAAGGTAAACACGATTACAAAGAAGAATCTTTAGGCATTGGATTTATAACTATTTGGGGAATCTTATTGATGTCCGCAATTATGTTATTACCAGGCTTAATTTAACTTATTAATCGGTTGAGCTCTAACAAGGGCTCTTCCTTTTTTATTTAATTTATAAGGAGGTTGAACAATGAATATTAAAAATGCTATAAAGACTATGTTTTTTAAAGATATTTTCGGAGGTAAGCATACTAGAAAGAATTGTTTAGATGAAGCTGTTGAAAGTGTGTTAAGCAACACTCCATCTGATAAACAACACAGACATGACGAAAAAAGTTGCATAAATTGTAAATTCAATGCTGAGAGATTAAACGATTCTCCAGATGAATGTTATGACTGTATTATTTATGGAATACCACCAGTTCCAACACAATGGCAACCGGTTAATAAGGAGGATAAGTAATGATTATATCTCGCGTATGCGTTTTGATTGTTGTGTTTATACTGATATCTGTTAGCGGAATGCTACTTAGTAAGATATTTGATGACTGTAGCGAGTTCCTACTTACCCCTTACATATTTTCATGTATGGGGTTTAGTTTCTTTTTGTGTATGTACTTAGTTCAGAAAGGAGTTATTTAGATATGAAAATCAATTTTGATTGTGCTGATGATTGCAAACATAAAGGTGTTTGTAAATATGTTGATGACATGAATAAGCTTGACAAGTCACTTAAAGCGATTAATTCAGAGGGACGTGACCATCTGATAATTCGCGTTAAATGTAAGCACTACGTAAGTATTTGGGGTGGTGGTATTAGGGATGGTAAGTAAAGTAGAACCTTTTCTAAGAGATTATCAGATAGACGCGGTAAACAAAATGAAGAATGGCTGTATTCTAAACGGTGGTGTTGGGTCCGGTAAAAGCAGGACTGGTTTGTATTACTACTTCAAAGAAAATGGAGGAGCAATGCTGCCAAATCATATTCCTATGAAGCAAAAACCACAGAACCTTTATATTATCACTACAGCTATGAAACGAGACTCTCTTGAATGGGAAGGCGAACTTGCTAACTTCTTATTATCGACAGACCCAGATAGAAACATGTTCTATGGAAATAAAATTGTAGTTGACTCCTGGAATAACATCAAGAAATACGTTGATGTATCAGGAGCTTTCTTTATATTTGACGAAGATAGAGTGTGTGGATCAGGGGCATGGGTTAAGGCATTCTATAAGATTGCTAAAAATAATAATTGGATTATTCTCTCAGCCACACCCGGAGATACATGGAGCGACTATATTCCAGTGTTTATTGCCAATGGCTTCTACAAAAACAAGACTGAATTTCAGAGAGAACATATCGTTTACTCAAGATTTACTAAATGGCCTCAGGTGGATCGATATTTGAACACTGGGAGATTGATTAGACTCCGAAACCGAATCTTAGTAGATATGGATTTTCATAGAGACACTATACCTCACCATGAGGATATTTATGTTAAGTACGATGTACATAAATATAAGGAAACCATAAGGACTAGATGGGACCCGTTTAAAAACGAACCCATCCAGCAGGCGGCTGGTCTTTGCTATATATTGCGAAGAATTGTAAATGAGGACGATTCAAGAATTGTGGCTTTAATGGAAATCCTTGAGAAAACTCCTCGGGCTATTATATTTTACAATTTCGACTATGAACGAGAGATGCTACTTCATTTAACTTGCGATGATGAATATGTAGGATACGAGATTGCCGAATGGTCTGGACATACCCATCAGGAAGTACCGAATTGCGAGAGATGGATATATTTAGTTCAGTATACAGCAGGCTGCGAAGGCTGGAATTGTATCAAGACAGACACTATTATATTCTTCTCACAAAATTACAGCTACAAGGTTATGCAGCAAGCATCAGGACGAATAGATAGGATGAACACTCCGTACAGAGATTTATATTACTATCATTTAAAAAGTAGATCTGGTATTGATCTAGCCATATCTAAGGCACTTGCACAAAAAAAGAAATTTAACGAAAGGAAGTTTACAAAATGGGACAAGTAGGTAATCAATTATCAAACAAGGAAGCTGCTACATTAATAAAAAAAATGTTAGAAAGCTACAAGGAACCAAGAGGTAATGGGAAGAGCATAGGCGCACTTATGAATATATTAGCTCTTAGTAAAGCTGTAGAAACTTTGGAAAGTAGTGGTGCTAATCCTTTTCCAGAATCTTGCAACGATCTCAATTGTCGCTTAAATGGTATTGCGGACGATCACGATTTAACGGATCTTACAGACGGACAGTTTGAAGCTCTGAAACAGATATGGCACGACGGATATTGTTCAGGCATAGCGTATGCTAAAAGTTGTGTATACAAACTTATTAAAAAGGAGTAGCAGATATGAATAAAATTCCTCGATGTTTTGACTGTTTTGGATATAGATATAATCATTGTGTAGTTTTGGCAGAAGAATATTCTAACAGTAACGAATGCCCATTCTATAAGTCAAGAAAAGATATCAATATCGATGAAATTGAATCAGACATTGCAATATATGGCGGTAGAAAGAAGGAATAATTATGGATAAAGAAGGTAATCAGGAAGTATATTTTGATCAGTATTGTGAAAAATGTAAATATTGGAATAAAAAAGACGTAGAAGACCCGTGTAACGAATGCCTCGATACATGGGTTAATTTATATTCTCACAAACCGATTCATTTCCAACCGATAAAGGAGTGAAATAATGACTTGTCCGATATGCAACGGCGATACAAAGGTAATAAACAGTCGTCATAGAGATGAAGGGAATAATTGAAAGACGACGAAAATGTAAAGTTTGCAAATATTGTTTTAATGCTTATGAAACTGATGAAGATATATATTTCAAATTAAATAAAAAAGGAGAAAAATAATGATTAAGAAAGCGATTATGGGAACTCTGTTAACAGCTTCTGTGTTTAGTTTTACACCAATAACTGCAAATGCTAATGTTAATATGGGCGATTTTAAAGTCACTTATTACTGGCCAGGAGAAGACAATTGGGGGTATCAAACAGCGACCGGGGTTAGAAGTAGTAACTTATATACTGTAGCAGTTGATCCTAATGTTATTCCCCTCGGAAGTAAAATTCTTATTGATGGTGAAGAATATTTGGCTGTGGACGTCGGTGGTCTAGTTAAAGGTGATCATGTTGATATTTTCACTGAAACACCGATACATAAAACATATACTGCACATGTAGAAATAGTTAGATAATATGTTGGTGTATTGTACGAAATACACAATGTATGTTGATTTATATATTACACTATGGTATGATTTTTACAAGAACTATTTTTTAAATTATTGGAGGAATCAAAAATATGAAGAAAAAAATATTAACTATTCTTTTATGTGGCACCATGATTATATCAGCTGGTTGTGGTGGTGGAGCTGTAAATAATAAATCGAAGAGTGAAGCGACAACAGAGAAGACTCACAAAGAAACAGAGATTAAAGTGTCCCCAGATAAATATACTTACTATGTGAAAGATTATGTGGGTAAAAATTTAGCGAGCGTTGGATACACTGCCTTTGGCGGTTTTCGTGCAGATGAGTATGGTCAAGGTTATGTAAAATTTGTTCTGGAGAATAAAGACGGAAAATACATTGATGCTGAAGATGAAAATGAGTTAAAAAAATATATGGTTATAGCTCAGGATGTAGAGCCTAACACAGAAATCAAATTTACTTATGGTAAAGATGAAAACGGAAAAGAAGACGACAATCTTGTAAAAACTCAGACAATCGAAGAAATCTTACTTTATGTCGATAAAGTCGGTTTAACTCACGACAAGGCATCCTTAACAAGCATTAAACCGGCGTCGGATGAGACAACCTATTACATTCGTAATTATGTTGGACGAAATTTATATGATTGCGGATTTACTTCTTTAGCAGAAGACCGACGAGACTCTTACGGTAAAGCATCAATCAAATTAACCCCTAATAGTGGTGACGGTTCTTACATAGACGTAAAAGATACAGATTCACTTAAAAATTATGTGGTTACAAAACAAAGTGTGGAACCAAACACGAAACTGACATTTGATATTGGTGATTATGATGTTGCTAAAAACCAAAATATAGAAGAAATCGAATTATCGGTAGCTGCGATAGAAAAATAAAATAGTATAACACATAAAATATATAAAGCTTGCATCCTTATTGGGTGTGAGCTTTTTTTTATTCACATTAAGAAGGAGATTTTATTATGAAGATCAAAATATTTGGATCAACTAACAGTGAAGATTTAGAAAGGATGGTAAACGAGTTTTGCATGGATAAGGCGGTTCAGGATATTAAGTATCAGTCTATGTATATAGGTACAAAGTATAATCAGTATAGCGGGGCGATTCTCGAAGGAATAATCGTTGATAGAGCTATGATTATGTATGTGGATTAGTTTCAGTTAAAAAGAAAGGAGATAAATTATGAGTTATGATTTAGAAAAAGCAAAACAGTTTATGGAAGCAATGAAAGAAAACGACGAGCAGATTGCTCAGAAATCGAATGAACATGCTAAAAGACAGTTGAATGTAACATTCGGCACTAGGGCTTGTTATGCTGACACAGACATGGTGTATCCGCACAATCTAGGTGCTTTACCAAGAAACTCCGGACGATATCCTTGGAATTCTGATGGCACAATTAACGGTTGTGTAAATCAGGAGGTGGATATACCATGTATTGACAAAGAAGGTTATGAAATGATGATGAATGATATTGTCACTCTTCTTAAAGAACGGTATGGTATTCCGCATCCTAAAGTAAGAATGAAAGTTGGTCTGCATTCAGATGTAATTCCGGCAATTGATGTGGATATTAGTAAGCCTAAATGCACTATCACCAAAGTTATATTCAATGACCCAGCGACTATTGTGTTCTGGTCGGATGGAACAAAAACTATAGTTAAATGCAGAGAGGCTGATATTTACGACAAAGAAAAAGGTTTAGCTATGGCTATATCTAAAAAGCTATGGGGGAACAAGGGTAACTATTATGAAGTATTTAAGAAGTGGATTCCGGAATTAGAACCGAATAATGAATCAGATATATTGTCGTATGACAATATGATGAAAGCTGCACAATTATATAGTGAACAGCTCGCTAAAGAGGTTAAAAACGCTTTTAATATTTTAAGAATCAAACCAAGTAAGGAGGTAGAGAAGAATGATTAAATTAAAGAATGTAGTTCTGGTAAGTTCAGAGCAGATGAAGTTTATTATTGAAGGTATGAGAAACCCTATGAACTCATGGGAGAAGAGTGATAGCCATATCTGTAGACAAGACGGATCATTTTGTATGGAATGCGAGCATAAAAACGACTACTGTTTAGGAGAAAATGACCTCTCACTCATGCAGCGGCTCTCAAATGCTGGTCCTGAACATCGAAAGTATATGAGAATGATGCCGGTTTATGTAAGAATCACAGCTCCTTTATATTGGTGGAAAGAATTTGATACTTACAAGGTCGGCACCGTTTCAAACTCTTGCAGTACGATGCATAAGATTCAGGAGAAAGAGTTTACGTTAGAGGATTTTTCAACGGAACATATCTGTATCCGGCAGTCGATGGACGTGTTGAAAGATACGATTGACGCATTGAACGTATTCAGAGATGTTTATTTGAATGGAGGAAATTTACGTTATGAAAACGGTAACATAAAATGCTTTGGCAAAAAAGATAAAGAAATCTGGTGGCAGATGATTCAGCTTCTTCCGAGTAGTTATAACCAGACTCGTAATGTTATGTTGAATTATGAGGTGCTGGCGAATATCTACCGCCAGAGAAAAGGTCATAAGCTGGATGAATGGCGAGAGGTTTGTAAGTGGATTGAGGAACTTCCGTATAATGAGTTGATTTGTGATTGTCAGGTTTAAATTGATTAGAATAAATACTCAGGTAGTGAATAGTCGTAAATTACATCGCTAAAATTACATTTTATTTAATGGAGGAATGATGTATAATTATATACAGATATTGTCCTTACTATTAAAGAAAGGGCTTGCTGAAGGGAGGCAGGTAAATGGAAGACAACATGAAAGAATTTATTGCGTATAGCAGAAAACTTCTGAGAAGTCTTACAAAACTCAAAAAGTTATTAGATGATGCGGAATACGATGAAGCAAAACAGATGCTTGATGAGTTAATTGAAGACACACAGAAAGACATTGAAGCTTAATATTTGAATATCTAAGTTGTCTGTATGGAAGAACCTGTGGTTAAAAATCGCGGGCTCTTTCTTTTTTTTACAAAAATTCGTTAAAAATACAGCTTCTTTAATGGAAAGGAGATGGTAACATGAAGACGAAAGATGATATTGTTACATATGAAATTGAGGTGAACAAAACTGCCCTGAGAGAAGAAATTCTTATGTGGGTTGTTTTTGGAGCACTTGGTTTGATTACAGATGCAATTATATTCTTACCAGCATTGTTATTACATTAATAAGATTAGACTCAGCGTAAATTACGTTGGGTCTTTTCTTTTATTTTTAAGGAGGTGAATTTTATGGCTATATTGATTATTGTCGGGGTAGCTTTAACACTGATTGGGTTCTTTTCATTATGTATTGCCGATGGTGAAATAGGAGGAACCAGATTTACATACATATCCCTTGCCGGCGGAATTATAGTATTAGTACTTTCGGGTCTTTTCTGTATATTTAACGGAGGTGGATTATGATGAGGCCATTATTAACATTGTATATTATTGTATGTGTATTAACATACTTTATATTACCTCTTTTTGAACCACAGCAAACTATAGTTGAACGATTATTCGATTCATTTACGTTAGGATATGTTGGTTTTGCTATTATTGTGTTTTGTTTTGTTTGCGTCGTATTAGCTTTACAACATTTTTAAGGAGGTGAAACAATGGCACTGCTTTATTTCTTCATGTGTAGTTGGGCACTTATAACTATTTTGTTGTTTATATTAACCAGACATCCAGAAGAAAATGAAAAATGGTCAACATTTATATTACAAATTATAACTTTTTCTACACTATTAGCAATGGCTGAGATAGTTATAGTGCTTATTGTATTTATTGTTATTGCGATATTTTTAGGTGCATTGGCATTATTTGGAGTTATAGGATAGGAGGGGACTAATTATGAAACACAGAGACACTGCGACAGAAATCAAGATTTGGTCCTAGGAGGAGATAAATTGTCCTAAATGCAGACCAAAGGATTACACGAATACTTATATACATGCGATTGAACCAGGGGCATCTAAAGGTATGTATATTGTTGAGGTTACGATGCCGAAATATTGTAAGGAGGATTAAACATGGCTAAAAAAATCACAAAGATTAAAAAGAACAAAAATAAAGAAAATAACAAAAAATATCCAGTGAGAATTATTTACGATGATGGAAGTCATATTCTTATTCCGGATTCACACCAGTTCGGTAGCTTCTGCACTAAGCATGGGTGTAGTATGGCAGCTACAAGTATCACTTTGCAATTTTTAGGAGTTAAACAGAAAGACGGTACAGCATGGAATCCGCTTGAGTTATATCGGTATGCTAAAAAATATATTGGCGGATTCAATGGAAGTAAGCTCAGTATATTCGGATGTAAAATTTTAATTAATAAAATTGCAGATGCTCCTAAAGCTAAATGGTATCCAATAACCGGAAGAAATAATAAAGCTGTTAAGAAAAGAATTAGACGAGCTTTAAGAAATGGAAAGATTGTATTGTTCGAACAGAAAGACCCGATACATACAGTTGTCTTCTTGGGATTTAATGAAAAAGGAGACAAGGTAAGGATAGCTACTTATGGAAAAGTGCAGGGTACTACTTTAGCTACGCAAGTGAATAGAAAAGCTTTACATGGTGTTTCTGGAGCTAAACTTCAAAAAAAGTGGTTCAGTGGAAGTAAATATGGTGCTGGATATTTGATTGTGGGGTAAGTGATATGATTACACGCGAAGAATATGAGAAAGACTTAGAGAATGTTTTGAAACCTGTTGATGAACAACGTATGAGTAAAGATGAATACGATAAACGTTATGCAACACTTGAATTTGGTATGATTGAGAATTACATTACACCACAGAAATTTGTGGATATGTTTAATAAATTATTGGCAATGTATCAGGAGTCGAGAAAGGACGTGTACGAACGTAATTATCCAAGAGAATTTATTTAGGGGGTTGTTGTGATATTTATAGTTAAAGTCGGCGACGATTATACGGAAGAAGATTTGATGAGTTTACACAAAAGACTCTCGGATGAGTTAAATGAGGGAAAGAATAATACGGTTATGTGTTTGCCTTCAGATTGTGATTATGACTGCATTAATGAATATGACTTGAAAAATACTAAAATCATAGTCAGCAAGATTTAAAAGGGGGTTGTTGTGATATGGGCGGTCACAATATAAAAGAGAATGGATCAGGTAAATATGATCCTACAGAATATAATGCTATTCGAAATGTCAGCATGGATGAGCAGGCCGAAGAAGAGAAATTTAAGAAGCTTCTAGGCACTATATTTAATTTATGTGAATTGTCAGGTTTTCATCTGGAAGAAAGAATAGTAGTTAAAAACAAACGAACAGGAAGAATTTGGAGGTAATAAATATGGGATGGTTATTTACAATCGGTTTTATGATTGCTGGTTGCGTTACTGGAAATACAGACGCATTTACATGTGCTGGATTATTTGCCATAGCCGGAGCGATTGCTTTTAATTGCAGTAGTAAATAGAAGAGACTTATGGGAAATAAAAAAGGGAGACCTAAGAAAGAAGATAATAAGGTGTTTGGTTACAGGCTAAGACTGACTAAGGACGAGTACGAACGGCTTGATAATTTAAGTAAAAAGACTGGCGAAACAAAAATTGATCTACTTTTAGAGGGTTTTAAAATGGTGGAAAAATTGAAAAAAATTCAATTGAACGACGATTAATTGGATATCCAAAAAATACAAAATTATTAATTGGATATCCAAAAAATAGATTAAAGGGGGTGATAAATGAGGGAATAATTGGATACACAATAATTCCGGTCAGAAGTAGAAACTATTAATTGGATATCCAAAAAATACAAAAAATAAGAAAATTTTTAAAAATTATGCAAAAAACTTAACTTTTGACCGGATTTTTAGCGTTTTTTAGGTGTTTTTAGAGTTTCGTATAAGGAACGAACAATTTACTATATAAAATTATTAAAATATTAATATTTTCGTATAGCTAATATAGTGTTCCTTATACGAAACTTCTATTAAGAAAGGAGTGCCGTATGACTGAACAGAATTATTTGGAAGCGTTTGCCTATAATCTTGACTATATTATGCAAGATGAAGGTATTAATCAAAGTGAGTTAGCTAAACGAAGCAATATAGGAAAAAGTACGATAAGTAAATATTTGAACGCAAAACAGATGCCTACCATAAAAACAATATCAAATATTTGTTATGCTCTTGGTTGTGAGTTTGAAGATATTATTCCACTTACATCGTCTTTAGTCGAGATATAAAAAGGAGAGCGATATGCATAAAGAAAATAGTTTTAATATTGATGAGTGGTTATGGGATGAGTTTAATCTCTCAGGAGTATTCTACGGCCAAACTATTGATGATGTGATATATGCTAAGCAGATTGGGGAATATGAGATATGCTTTGCTATGGATAATAATAAAAAATACATATATGACGCAAGCCAACAATACACCAGACGTATCCCAAACGGTTTTAACGAGCTAACAGAAAAATGGTTTCATAAAGATGTTCACATCAGATTATATTCTAAAATACAACAATCAGGGATTCGTCAATCTGAATTATCAGAAATGACTGGGATATCTCAAGGAACCATAAGTAACTACATGAATGGATGTACATCACCGACAATCGATAATCTTTTTAAGATTGCTAAAGCATTGAAATGTCGAGTCGAAGATTTTATTTATGTTGAGGATGTATACAAATAAAAATATTAGAGGCGCTAGTCTAACTAGCCCTCTTTTTTTGTTGGAAAGGAAATATGCATTGAATTCGTTTAATACAAAAAGAAAAGGGGTTGCTGTGACAATAGTTGAAACCGGCGAGAAATTTAATTCTATTAAAGCTTGTGCTGATTATATTGGCGGAAACCCAGCATATATAAGCAGAGTCGTCAATCGTGAGCCAGGATTTAATACATGTAAAGGATATCACATAGTCAAAGAGGGTGCGGACCCAGTAATAAAAGAAACTCCTCAAATAATGATAGTTGAGACCGGAGAGAGTTTTAATACAATTCGAGAGTGCGCCGAAGCCATACATGGTAGCTCGAGTGTTGTATGCGATATTCTGAATGGAAAGAGAAACCGTAAGACGCATAAAGGATACCATTTTAAACGAGTGCGAACAAATTAGCACGCTAAAATAACATCCCCTTTTATAGAGAGAAGATAACCGATTTGTTGTCTTCTTTTTATTTTTGGCTTTTAGCTCAGTAGGTGAGAGCGCCGGCCTTATAAGCCGTATGTCGTGGGTTCGAGTCCCACAAAGCCCATATTTATAGAAAGGGGTTTAGTTATGCGTGAGAGTGAATTTCAGGCAGATCTTAAAAAAGAATTAAAGAAGAGGTATCCAGGTTGCATCATAACAAAACTCGATTCGGGGGTTATTCAAGGTATTCCAGATTTCCTCATACTTTACAAGAATCGTTGGGCTACCTTGGAAAACAAAAGAAGTAAGACTGCTTCGCATAGACCGAATCAGGAATATTATGTGAGTAAAATGAACGACATGTCGTTCTCGAGATTCATATATCCCGAGAACAAAGATGAAGTGTTAGAGGAACTTGATCGACACTTTAATTAAGGAGGCAAAACATGATATTTGAAAAACATGCAAGACTTGAGGGCTTACATGCACCATTTAGTGCGAGTTCCAGTGCTTGGCTTAGATACAACGATGAGAAAGCATTAGAAGTGTATAATAATAAAAAAGCCGCAGAAATGGGAACTAAATTGCACGCATGGGCTAAACAGACAATTGATTTAGGGATAAAACAACCTCGCTCTAAAAAAACTCTTTACTCATATGTAAATGACGCTATCGGGTTCAAGATGAGTACTGAGGTTGTTTTGTTTTATTCTGAGAGATTCTTTGGTACAGCTGATGCTATATCTTTCAGAAACAACATGTTAAGAATACATGATTTAAAAACCGGGAAAACCGGAAAAATAGAGGACCATATAGAGCAGCTTGAAGTGTATGCTGCTTTATTTTGTTTAGAGTACAAAATTAAACCAGGCTCAATCGATATAGAACTTAGATTATACAAACAGGATGAAGTATTAGTTCATCATCCAGAAGTAGACACTATAACACACATCATAGATAGAATTATTCACCTTGATAAGTTATTGGCATCGGTAGAAGGTAAGGAGGTATAACCATATGAACCCTATAGCAGAAGAAATCGAATCGTATTACGGTTGTGGTTCTGAAACAGATAAAGAAGTATTAGAGCATTATGGTATGCCTCGCCGTTCTGGTCGCTACCCTTGGGGTTCTGGAGACGAGCCTTATCAACATAGTAGAGACTTTGTTAGTAGAGTAGAAGAGATGCGTAAATCAGGATTTACATACACTGACCCAGAAACCGGTAATAAATATACCGGGGACAATGCTATTGCAAAGTTTCTCGGGTATTCATCCACTGATTTTCGTACAGTGTATGCTATTGCAAAAGATGCTCGTAGGACTGACGACGTAGCTACTGCAAAGAGACTCAAAGAAAAAGAGGGAATGAACGTATCTGAGATTGGTAGAAAAATGGGTATCAATGAATCCTCAGTAAGATCACTTCTTAATTCTGATCGTGAATCTCGAATGAAGCAGGCTAGAGATACTGCTGATTTTCTTAAAGAAAGAGTTGATAGTAGCCGACATGGTATGATTGATGTCGGAAACGGAGTAGAGAAAGAACTTCGTATTTCTAAAGAAAAATTAGACCAAGCGTTGTTCATGCTTCAGGCAGAGGGTCACTATGAAGTATATAGTGGTCGATTTGACCAGGTAACAAATAAAGGTCAAATGACAACACAAAAAGTATTATGCAAACCAGGAACAGAGCATAAAGACATTTACCAACTTGATAAAATTGATACTGTGAAAGACTATATTTCGAGAGACGATGGAAAAACTTTCGAGAAGAAATTCCATTATCCAGAAAGTATGGATTCTAAGCGATTGAAAATAAGATATGCCGAAGACGGCGGTGTGGAACGAGATGGTCTTGTTCAGCTTCGCCCAGGTGTTCCTGATCTATCACTTGGTGAATCTCGATATTCTCAGGTTCGTATCATGGTCGATAATAAAAAATACATAAAGGGTATGGCAGTGTATGGTGATCCAAAGGATTTTCCACCAGGTGTTGATGTAATATTTAATACTAATAAACACAAAGATAAATCTAAGCTGGAAGTATTGAAAGATATTAAGTCGGACCCTGATAACCCATTTGGCTCACTCATTAAAGATGCTGACCAAGGTGGCCAATATTGGTACACCGATAAATCAGGTAAAAAGAAACTTGGTCTTATTAATAAAAGATCAGACGAAGGTGATTGGACAGAATGGAAAGATGCACTTCCTTCTCAGTTCTTATCAAAACAAACGAAATCTATGGCAGAAAAGCAGCTCGGTATAGCCAAGGCTAACAAAGAAGAAGAGTTTGCAGAGATTATGGCACTTACTAACCCGACCATTAAGAAGTATTATCTAAACAAATTTGCTCAGTCGTGTGATTCAGCGGCTGTGCATATGAAAGCGGCGGCATTACCCGGACAAAAATACCATGTAATATTACCGATGACAACAATGAGTGATCGAGAAGTATATGCTCCTAATTATGCAGATGGAACTAAACTTGCTCTCATCAGATACCCTCATGGTGGAACATTTGAAATACCTATTGTTACAGTAAACAATAAAAATAGAGAAGGTATTAAGATGATTGGTAAGACTTCCGTTGATGCTATTGGAATTAATAGTAAGGTGGCAGAACGATTGTCTGGGGCTGATTTTGATGGCGACACTGTAATGTGTATACCTACAGGTAATGGTAAAGTAAAAGTTGCTAATAAACCACCATTGAAAGAATTGGAAGGTTTCGATAATAAGTTAGAATACGGAACAGTGATGAAAATTGGCTCTGATAAAAAAGAACATTACTATCGTAATGGCAACGAAGTTCAGATTATGAAGAAGACTGATACCGAGATGGGACGAATTTCAAATCTTATTACCGATATGACATTGCTTGGGGCTGACGATCATGAAATAGCCCGAGCTGTTAAACATTCAATGGTTGTAATTGATGCCGAAAAGCATAAGCTCGATTACAAAGCTTCTGAAAAAGATAACAACATATCAGCTCTTATGAAGAAATACCAAGGTAAAGCGAGAGGTGGAGCTTCTACTATTGTATCTCGTGGCTCAGGGGAGAAAGATGTAGTCAAACGACAAGGAACCCCTAAGATTAATCAGAAAGGTAAAGATTGGTATGACCCGTCAAGACCAGAAGGGGCTTTGATTTACAGAAAAGCCGACGACGCTGATTACATAGTAACTAAGGTTAATAAACGTACTGGCGAAACCACAGAAGTGGTTAAGACTCGGACTCAGAAGTCTACTAAGATGGCAGAGACTGACGATGCTATGACATTAGTATCCGAGCGTAAACATCCTATGGAACTCGTGTATGCTGAATACGCCAATAGTATGAAAGCAATGGGAAATAAAGCACGGACTGAAATGGTGAATACCGGGAAAATTGCCTATAATAGAGATGCTAAGAGAAAATATGAAAATGAAGTAGAAAGTCTTACCGAAAAACTTAGAAAGGCTGAGCTTAATACTGTTAGAGAAAGAACTGCCAATAGAATGGCGGCGGCCACTGTCGCGGCTAAGAAGAAAGCAGCCGAGGATGCCGGAGAGAAATTAAAGTCTAAAGATATTAAGAAAGCAGGGCAACTTGCCCTGACTAAATATCGTGAAGAAGTTGGATCTATCGCAAGAAAAGAAAGAAATATTATTATTAACGATAAAGAATGGGAAGCTATTCAATCAGGCGCTATTAGCGAGACAACTTTAAAACGAATACTTAACAATTGTGACCCGGATTCGTTAAGACAGCGTGCGATGCCTAAAGAATCAAAGACACTTACCACAGCTAAAATGAACCGAATCAAAGCGATGTCTGCATCGTATACAATAGCACAGATTGCAGATAAGCTTGGCGTTTCTACGTCAACTGTTTCTAAGTATCTTAAAGCAGCATAAAGAAAAGGAGTGAATTTGAATGACTAATGATTGTAGATTAACTACATTTGATAATCCTTTTGACCCATTTGAACAGTTCACTCAATGGTTTCTGTTTGATGTAGAAAAAGGTTACAACACTTGCTCGATATTAGGTAGGATTGAGCAAGTTACTGATGATATGTCAGAAAAAGAGTCTAATGAAGAGCATGAAAGAGCAATCGATACAATAATCGACAATGATTTCTTAAATATTTACAAAAAAGTTTGGCGAAATGGAAAACGTTTACCAACAGAGAGTAAGACATCAGCATAGAGAGCTAAAAAGGCATAGGGGGGGTCTCGAAAATTACACCCCCTCCATGCAT